TATTGATAGTTTAGGTATGTTGCTAACACCTACAGATGTTGATCAGTTTAACAAAGGTGATATGAAAGGTGATATGGGTCGTAAGCCTAAGGCATTGACTTCACTTGTTCGTAACACAGTTAACATGATTGGTAGTTATAATGTAGGACTAGTAGCAACTAACCATACATATGCTTCGCAAGATATGTTTGATCCAGATGATAAAATATCAGGCGGACAAGGATTTATCTATGCAAGTAGTATTGTTGTTGCTATGAGAAAACTTAAACTAAAAGAAGATGAAGATGGAAACAAAGTATCTGACGTCAGAGGTATTCGTGCAGCATGTAAGGTTATGAAAACACGTTATGCTAAACCGTTTGAAGCAGTGCAGGTAAAAATTCCTTATGAAACAGGAATGGATCCCTACAGTGGATTAGTTGACTTGTTTGAAGCAAAAGGATTACTTAAAAAAGAAGGTAATAGGCTTAAATACACTGACCTTAACGGTGAAGCACATCTTGAATATAGAAAAGCATGGACTGGTGATAAGTTAGACATGATAATTAATGACATTGTTAATAAGCCTGCTATTGCTGATGTAGAGGAAACTGTTGAGGAATTAGAAACCGTCAACGGAGAATAAAAACACTATGAATCAAGATCTACTTGCAGACATTTGGAATTTGATGAGCGAGCATCTTCCAGAAAAAGAAAAAGAAAATGTCGCTCAAGAGTATATCAACACACTACTCGACTATGGCGTAAGCGAAAGCACTATCGAAGGTTTATTTGGTATTGACACATACTTAGATGGTGCTGTAGAATATGCTTTAGATGAGCAGGTGGATAGTGATACTGATGATGAATGGGATAATTAATGACTAATTGGTATGATAAAGTTTCAAAAGACATAAGTGCAATTCCTGATGCTATAGACTATTATAACACTGAACTTGTGCAAGCCAAAACTGAAACTAATATCAAAGGCAGAATAGAAGTTGCTTCAGCGACTATGCCAGCAGTTGTAGAAACTAGATTTAGTCAACTTCAAGAAATTGAAGCCATTCTAGAATATCTAAACATAGAACTACGCCGTCTACGAGCCACTCACTTTAGAAAATATGTTGAAAATTATCAACGTTCATTAAGTTCTAGAGATGCTGAGAAGTTCGTAGACGGTGAAGCAGATGTTGTTGACTTTGAAAAAATTATCAACGAATTTGCTTTACTACGTAATAAATGGCTTGGTATAATTAAAGGACTTGACATCAAACAATGGCAAATTTCTAATATTGTAAAACTTAGAACTGCCGGTTTAGATGACGCAACTCTTTAAATTTTTCCTTCTTCTCTCAATTTTTCACGTATCTTAGTAGCACTAATATTATGAATGTCCTCTCCTAGATCGTGTTGAGTGAAAGTATAACCAACTCCTCTACCATAACTAATATCAACTATATTAGGCACAAGCATAATAATGTATTCGTAGTTGTATTTGAATCCTTCTTTAGATAATGCATCAATAATATTAATTTTTACTTGTTCTAAATCAAAAGGATTATCATCTTGTGTTGTTGTTCTGCCTGCTCCTGCATCTTGACCAACAATACCTCCTACATCTCTAATTTGAATGCATACTTGGCCTGTTTCTAGTAGTGCCTTTTTAAACAATGCCGTGTGTCCATCGTGCCACGGCTGCCAACGTCCTAACATCTGTGTTGTTGGCTTTTTATAATCAAACATCTTTAACTCCAAATTTTATATGTTTATACCAAACTCGTTCATGTATATAATATAGAACAAATTTAATTACAAGGTCTGCAACGAAAACTAAACCTACTGCTTTTGGCGGCAATCCAAAAGCATAAGCAATAAGTGCTGTAACAATACTAGCAATTATACGCCAAGTTACCGCCTTGGCTAAATGCCTAGTCCTTGCTACCATCTGTCAAATACTTTGAAACTACTTGCATTAATTGATGATGCGTATCATCAAACCATTGTGCTACATGGTAATCGTATTGTCCAGGTGCTAACGGAACAAACATTTTATTTGTATCTTCAAAGCGACCTTCTTTGATAGTGTCCATCCATACCACATAATCAGCACCAAATTCATCACGTGCTTGTGGTGTAGGAGCGACAAAGTCTGCGACACAGATCTTTCCTGCTTTAACAATACCGTCGGCAAGATAACGCATACGCTGTGCTTGTCTTATACGACCTTCGGGTGAAAAATCCCAGTCATCGTATTCTTTTCTAACAGCATCTGCATTTATCCAAACAGCATTGATTAGTTTTGAGAAAGGTTCTGCAAGAGTGGTTTTCCCACTTCCGGGTAAACCGCATATAAGAATTTTCATTTTGTTTCCTTTTTCACTTCTATATTTAGCCAATTAACATAGCACATAAATATATTCATGCAAATAGTAATTGTTTCAGGCGGGTTTGATCCGTTACATTCAGGACACATAGACTACCTTAAAGCGGCAGCAAGTATTGGAGACTATTTAATAGTTGGTGTAAACAGCGATACTTGGATGCAAAGAAAAAAAGGTAGATCCTTTATGAATCAGGAAGAACGTAAGACAATTCTACAAGAATTAGAATGTGTTGACGAAGTAATGCTGTTTGATGACAACGATGATACTGCTTGCGATCTAATTAAACAAGCAATAAAAAAATGGCCAAACGAAGAATACGTGTTTGCCAACGGCGGCGATAGAACTAAAGATAATATTCCTGAAATGGAAATGTTCCATCCTCGTTTAAGATTTGTGTTTGGACAAGGTGGTGAAAACAAAAAAAATTCGAGTAGTTGGATATTAGAAGAATGGAAAGCACCTAAAACAGAACGTGTATGGGGTTATTATCGTGTTCTTCACGAATCAGGAAAGGAAGTTAAAGTGAAGGAACTTACAGTAGAGCCTGGTAAAACTTTATCAATGCAAAGGCATCAAGAACGAAGCGAACATTGGTTTGTGGATACAGGAATTGCTACAGTTTATACTATAAATGCAAGTAGTGATCAAGAATTACACGGTGTATACACTAAGCACCAAAGTTTACATATTCCTGTTGGCATGTGGCACCAACTTGCTAACGAACATAAAGAACCTTTAAAATTAATTGAAATACAATATGGTAAAGATTGTATAGAAGAAGATATAGAAAGAAAATGAATTGGATTTTTTTAAGTAAAGGAAATCAAGATCCTTATATAAATGAATTTGCTAGAGGGTGTGGCACAGATACTGTTGACAGTAATAAATTTGTATATGACCAAAGTGAAGATCCAATTGTATTACGTGGTATTTTAAAAAAGAAAATAATATATAAATGTTGGGAAGACCAAAGAGACTTTTACTACATGGATACAGGATACTTTGGAAACGAACAAACTTCTAGTAATCCAAATGGCTGGAAATATTGGCACCGTATTGTAAAAAATGATTTACAACACAACGAAATTATAAAACGGCCTGGAGATAGATTTAGTGCTTTCAAAAAACAATTTAAACCTTGGAAAAAAAATGGGCGGAAAATTTTAATTGCAGCGCCAGATGAAAAACCCTGCAAATTTTACGGTATTGATTTAGAAAGTTGGATTGAAGAAACTACTGCAACAATTAAAAAATACACAGATAGACCAATAGAAGTAAGACGTAGAGACAAGTTAAGACAGATGAGATTTGATCATCCATTAACAACTGCATTACACAATGATGTTTTTGCACTGGTTACTTACAACTCAAATGCTGCTGTTGAAAGTATATTTGAAGGTATTCCTGTTTTTACACTTGCGCCGGCAAACGCTGCACACCCAGTTGCACAAAAAGATTTAAGTGAAATAGAAAATCCTTACTATGCAGATAAAGATAAATTATATGCGTGGGGTTGTCATTTAGCGTATGGACAATATCATATTAGCGAACTAAAAACAGGCAAAGCCAAAAGGATGTTGGAGGAACAATGAAAGTATTTGTAGGATACGATACTAGAGAAGATGTTGCATGGCAAGTGTGTAAACACAGCATCGTCTCAAGAAACAAGGATGTAGAAGTAAAACCTTTAAAACTAAAAGAACTAATCGATCAAGGTTGGTATAAAAGAGAAGAAGATAAACTAGGATCAACTGAGTTTACATTTAGCAGGTTTCTTATTCCAGAACTATGTAATTTTAACGGATGGGCAGTTTTTTGTGATTGTGATATAATATTTTTAAATGATATAAAAGAACTTTTTGATCAAGCAGATGACAAATATGCTGTTATGTGTGCTAAACACGACTATACACCTAAAGAAGGTGTTAAAATGGATGGGCAAACACAAACTGTTTATCCAAGAAAGAATTGGTCAAGTGTTATGTTATTTAATTGCAGTCACCCTAGTAATCAAGCATTAACAAGTGATTTAGTAAATGATCCAAATACAACAGGAAAATATTTACATAGATTTAGTTGGTTAAAAGATGAAGAAATAGGTGAACTTAGCCATGAATGGAATTGGTTAGCAGGTTGGTATACTGAACCAGCCGACGGCAAGCCTAAAGCAATTCACTACACAGAAGGCGGCCCTTGGTTTGAAAATTATAGACATTGTGAATATCATGACTTATGGAAAAAAGAATTATTTCATATGATGAGCACCGACTATGAAAGATAGAAGCCTAGAACAATCTTTAGTTGATGGTTCGGGAGGAAAATTAACGACTGATCCTAAAGATACCTCTAAACCTTTAGTAGTAAGAGGTGTAATCAAAAAAGATTATGTAAACGAATGTGTTAAAACAGGCAGAGACTTTTATTATATAGATACAGGTTACTTAGGTAATTTCGTTAGTCCTGGTAATCCAAGTGGGAAAAAAATTTATCATAGAGTAGTTAAAAACGAAAATCAACATTCTAAAATTAGAGAAGTTCCAAGTGATAGATGGGAAAAACTTATTCAAATGGATCCTAGGCTTAAATGGTCAGGGTGGAAAGATTACAATAAAAAAATATTATTAGTAATGCCGAATCCTAAGGCATGTAAATATTATGGAATAAATTACGATACATGGGTAAAAGAAACTGAAGAAAATATTAAGAAATATAGTAACCTTCCTGTGGAAGTAAGAATTAAAGGATCTAGAACAGCAAGAGTAAAAGAATACACAATATACGATGCTTTAGATTCAGGCACATATGCTACAGTTACAATGAATAGTATGGCGGCTATGGAATCTATAGTCCATGGTATTCCAGCATTTGTTTCAGTTCCGTGTGCTGCTGGACCTCTTGCATCTTTTGATCTATCATCGTTAGACAATCCTTACAAACCAAAACAAAAATTAATAGAAAAACAATGCAGAAGTTTAGCATATGGACAATTTACTTTAGAAGAGATTGAAAATGGCACTGCATATGAACTTACGGAAAAATATTCATGAAATTACTTTTAAATGATAAAGAAATTGCACATTTCCTTTTTAGCCTAATTGATCATTATCCGCCAGTTAAGAATAATGTAAAATTAGATTTAGAACATACAGAAAAATATCAAGAAGACTGGTTAGCAAAAGAAGCAAAGAAAAAGAAAAAGAGAAAAGATGCTTATGTTCATCCTAAAAATGATCTTGATGATGATGATAAACGTAAGTTTTTTGATAAAATAAGGAAAACAGTTTTACGGGATGTAGAAAATTACTACGCTGCATGTAGAATTTATCTCAAGGAAAAAAGAGATAGTGATTTTAATACAATTCATAAAAACTTAGAGTTATTTCTTAATACATTAGGCAAAGAAAATGTAATTAAATTATACAAAGAAAGTAAATTTCAAAACTTTGTAAAAAGCACAGGATTTAAATTAGATAAAAATGCCCAAATGATGCGTAGGCACGAGTTCAATGATTATAAAGCAGATTGTTTAATTAGAAATACAGTTGGTAATGAAGAATTACTTGTTACAAAAATAGATAATAATTATCCTATGTGGTTTATTGATAGTGGATATACAAACTTTCTTGAACCAAGAAAAACTTATCACAGACTTGTAAGAAACCATTTACACTATGGAGAATTTTTTGAAGCACCTATGTCTAGATTAAACAGTTTTCCTGTTTATCCTGTGCCTTGGAGAAAAGACGGTAGTATAATATATGTAATTGAACCAGGGCCTTTTGCTGCAAGTGTTTTTCATGTAGATCTTAAAACATGGAAATATGATGTAGAAAAAGAATTAAGAAAATATACTGATAAAGAAATACGATTTAGAGAAAAAGCACCTAAAAAAGAAAGAAGTAATTTGTTTCAAGAATTATTAAATGAAGATTACTATTGTGTTGTAAGTATTAATTCAAATGCTGCTACAGAATCAATATGGGCAGGAGTGCCTGCAATTACTTTAGACAGGCATATTACTAATCCTGTTACAAAACGTAATTTAAGCGATATAAATGATTTGTATTATGGTAACATTGCAAGTTGGTTAGCAATGTTAAGTTATAGTCAATTTACTAAACAAGAACTAATGAACGGCACAGCCAAAAGGATAATAGATAAGTATCATGTCTAATTTAACAGCAGTTGCATATTTTGGTGGTATTCCTCCACGTAATAATAATCCTGAAAAACCTTTAATACTTAATAATTTTTTAGCAGGTGTAAAAGCCTCTGGTGATAATGCAATTGCACATACAGGTATGGATCCTATTCAATGTGACGTCGCATTGATACAAGGCTTTGTTCACGAACACGGAAAAACTGCACCCCACTTAGTATTAAGACAACGGGCAGTTGACATGCAAAAAAACAATGGTAAAAAATCTTTAATTGTTGACAGTAATTTATTTTTATATGCAGATCCTGGTAATACAAGACACTACTTAAGATACAGTTTTGATGGTGTATTTCCAACAACAGGATTTTACTTTGATAAAGATATAGATCCTGCAAGATGGCAAAAGATAAGTTCTAATTTAGGAATAACATTAAAGCCATATAGGACTAGTGGCAATCATATTCTAGTTTGTTGTCAGCGTAATGGTGGCTGGAGTATGCAAGGCATTGCTGTAAACAATTGGTTAGAACAAACATTGCAACAACTAAGAAATAGAACAGATAGACCTATTGTAGTCCGTATCCATCCAGGAGATAAGAAGTGGATGCAATGGTTTAATCAAAAATTAATTACTAAACATCCTAATGTTACTCTTAGTCAACGTCATATACTAGAAGATTTGAAAAACTGTTGGGCAAGTGTTGTATATAATAGTTCTCCTAGTATCGCTAGTATAATAGAAGGTGTTCCAACGTTTGTTACAGATCCGAACCCAGAAATAAGTCAATCAAACGGTGTTTGTAATACAACTCTCAAGCGAATAGAAGATCCAAAAATGTTTGATAGACAAGGATGGGTAGAAAAATTATCTATGTGTCATTGGAATTTTGACGAATTAAAGTCTGGCGAAGCCTGGCAGTTTTTTAGGCAATATGTTAATTAAATTGTTGCCAATAAGGTTCAGTTCTTTGAACTTTTAAATCATCTCTTTTACTTTTACCTAACTGTTTTCTTCCACCTTTTAGATGATCAAGATATGCACCCCATTCACAGTTAATTAAAGGATGACCTTCTCCCATACTCATTCCCGGTCTAGGACGTAAATCTGTAAGACTTGCGCTCCAACTATGTTGATTTAAATTAGGTATTTTTTTCCTAACCTCGTCAAAAACAAAACTATCGTGCCATTCAGCCATTGTAAATATACCACCTTGGCTTTCTGGATCATCATAAACTCTTTGAAATTCTTTTAGAAATGCTTGGGTGTTTTCAGAACTTAACTTCATTGCATAAAGACCACATTCTGAATATTTTCCTTTTCTACCTAGATAGCATAAATCCTGTTTTCCTGGTATTAGTCTTCCTAAATTTTTAGATGACATAGGACTATGACAATAGGTATCAGCATCCATCCACATTAACCATTCAGTATTGCATTCTTTTGCACAAGCAAAGATACTGTATACTTTATGTGCAAATCTTATTGCATGCCATTTAAATCCTTTACCTGCATCTTTTCTTTTACTTCTAATAGGGTCGGCACTGACATCACCGTTGGCTTTTGGCACACCTTTCCATCTATTTTTAAAATTGACTAGGTCTTGACTAGAAGCATGTAGATCTTTTACAATAAGATTAGGAGCAGTTTCGGTTACCTCACAATCTTCTGCATACACATATAATTTTATTTCTTGTGGCCAATTTTCTATGAATGACTGTATCATTCTTTTACCATATAAATCATAGCCTTGTTTATGAAAAGTTGTTACAACACTCAGACTCATCTTTTTACACTCCATTGGTGACACCATCCTAATTGGCTGACTGCAACATATCCTAATCTATAAATTGTTTTTGAATATTCTCTTTGTATCACATCATTTCCTTCAATAAAAATGTCAGGTGCAGGGTTATTTAAAACTGTTTCTAATTTGTCAAGCATGTGAATATATTTAAGATCAACAAATAATGCGCCTACTGTATATAGTCCATATAAGGCTTTCGTATCTGTCCTATTGATTAAATTTATTGCTTTCACATCTTTAGGACCTTTAAGGATAAAAACACTATTAAACGTATCTAATATTTCATCGAGCATACCGAAACCCTCTCCTATTACAATAGCATCTTGGAGATTTTTTCTGATGTTTTTGGTAATTCTTTTTTTAAATTTGGTCATGATTCTTATTAAATACTACTATATTTATTGAGGATCTACATGAAATTTAAACTTTTTAGGCAACACGGTGCATTGAACAGTCCACAAATTTTTAATGCTTTTGAAACAGGTTTAAAAAATGCAGGACACACTATTGTAGAATCAGACGAAGATGTTTGTGTAATTTGGTCAGTTCTATGGCATGGAAGAATGGCAGGTAATCATCCTATCTACAAAAACTGTGTAAAACAAAACAAGCCTATAATAATTATTGAAGTTGGTAATTTAATTAGAAACAATACCTGGAGAATATGTTTAAATCACATAAACGGTTTAGGTGTATTTGGCAATAATAAAAATTTAGATGAAGATCGTCCTAACAAATTAGGAATAAAATTACAACCATATAATGAAAACAGAAAGAAAAGAATATTAATTGCAACACAACATAGTAAGAGTCTGCAATGGGTAGACATGCCTCCTATTGATAAATGGGTAAGCAATCTTGTAACTACTTTGCAAAGTAAAATAGATATTCCTATCTATATTAGGCCGCATCCTAGATCTCCGCTTACAGGATTACAACATGAATTTAACAATGTCTTTATGCAGCAACCAAACAAGATCAGAGGTTCGTATGATGACTTTGATATAGATTATAATTATCATGTTGTAATTAATCATAACAGTGGTGTGCCTATTCATGCAGCAATTGCTGGCACTCCTGTTATATGTGATACATCAAGTTTAGCTCATGAAGTAAGTTGCACTTTAGATGATATACAAAAACCATACCTACCTGAAAGAGAAAACTGGCTTACAAAACTTACGCATACGGAGTGGACAGTTGAAGAAATATCTAAAGGCATACCTATAAAACGGTTGGAAGAATCTATAGATCATCAACTAAACACTTGATTTATTATCAATTTGGTATTATAATATAAAAATGAAAAGTTTGTTTGTAGAAGATATTTTCGTAGCATTTGCTAACCTTGTCTCTTTAGGACAGATAAGAATGCAGCCTCATGACAGAAGTGCAGTATATAATTTTACACAAGACATACATAGCGGTAAACAGTTTACCGAAAAGCAAGGTGCATTCATTGTAAAAATTCTTTACAAGTATAGAAATCAAGCAAAAGAAAAATTAGATTATGAAGAAGCACTTAATAATCCTGCATGGAAGCAAACATTTAGAGTTATTGATAAATCTAAAAAAGTTTGGGTAGAGTCCGATGAACTTAATAAGCCTTGGATACTACTAAAGTTTCCATTTGATCTTAAAGATGATTATGAAATTGAATTTGCAAATTTTCAAAGGGGTATGCATAAATGGGATGCTGATAGGAAATTACGTAAAATTAGTTTGTTTGATTGTAATTTTTTACAGGTAGACCAATGGGTCAAAAAACACAAATTTGAGATAGATAATACTTATGAATATGTTAGTTCTATAATAGAAGAAACTTTTGATAACGCTGATCAGTTTAAGAAATATAGTTATATAGACAAAAATAATGTTGTGCTTAAAAATGCTCCTGACGATGCTATAGATTATTTTGAAAAAAATAAAACCGGAGTTGTAGAAAAAGATTTATTACTTGCAAAAAGCATGTCATACTCATATGAAGGCAACCCAACTAGTATTGCTGAAAAAATATCTAGTTTAGATAACAATCAATTCTGGATTAAATCGTTGGAAGAATTTTTAGAGTTCGCAATGGAGACAGATTACAAAATTTGTTTCATTTTAGATAGAGCAAGCGATGATATAGAATGGCTAAACAAATTGGTTCACATATTGGACAAAATGCAAATAGAAAAATCATTATTTAGAGTTTGTTTTAGAAAAGACAACAAAGACTCTCCAGATTTTAACAAATGGGTATCTAAAAATAATTTTGGTGGCAAAATTTCTACTGCTAAATTTTTGATTTTTAACCATAAACCTGCAAAGTGGTTGTTCAAAGACAATAATGATGTTATAATATATGCAAGTAACGGTTTATATCCATCTACTGACTCAATAACAGGCGCACTGTTAGCACACAGTCCGTTTGTATTTTATGTAGGTGATTTTAAACCAACAATGAAGGAACACATAGTTGAACTGTAGATTAATAATTAAAGACGAAGTAAACGTAAAGTTTGAAGGTCTTGCTGTAGAAACAAGAAGGAAAATCGTAAATAAATTAAAATACGATTTACCATATGCACGTCATATGCCTGCTTTTAAATTAGGCAGATGGGACGGAACTGTTAGTTTCTTTGGTATTGGGGGCAATGGTTTTCTAGCACATTTAGATGTAGCATTACCTATTGTTGAAAATGACGGATATGATATTGAAGTTATAGATCAAAGAACAACAACAAAATTTGAGTTTAATAAAATTGATGAAAATTATTGGGCAGATCAAGGCGTTGTTTGGCCGGAGGGACACCCAGAAGCAGGTAATCCGATTGTATTACGTGATTATCAGTATGACGTAATTAATAAATTTTTAGAGAACCCGCAATCATTACAGGAGGTTGCAACAGGTGCAGGTAAAACTATAACAACTGCTACCCTTTCGCATTTATGTGAACCATATGGACGCACAATGGTTATTGTCCCAAACAAAAGTCTTGTTGTTCAAACTGAAGAAGATTATAAAAACTGCGGTTTAGATGTAGGTGTTTATTTTGGTGATAGAAAAGAACTTAATCATACACACACAATTTGCACCTGGCAAAGTTTAAATGTTTTAGAAAAGAAAAGTTATGATAGTGACACGTTAACACTTGCAGAATTTACAGAAGGTGTAAAAGCAATTATTATTGATGAAGTGCATCAAGCAAAAGCAGATGTGCTTAAAAGACTTTTGACACAAAATTTTAGAAATGCACCTATACGTTGGGGATTAACAGGAACGGTTCCAAAACAACAATGGGAATTTCAAGGTATACTTGCAGGCATTGGTCCTGTAATTAACAATGTTTCTGCACACGACTTACAGGAAAAAGGTGTGCTGGCAAAATTAGATATCCAAATATTACAGACTAAAGATGTAGAAGAATTTCGAAATTATCAGGAAGAATATTCTTGGTTAGTTACAGATGAAAATAGACTAGATTACATTAGCGACCATATACAAAAGGTTGCTAAAAATGGTAATACACTTGTTTTAGTAAACAGAATCGATACTGGTAATAAGTTGCTGAAGAATTTATCAGATGCAACATTTATCAAAGGAGACGTGAAACTAGATGAAAGAAAAGAACAGTATGACGAAATTAAAACAGCAGATCAAAAGATTATTGTTGCAACATACGGGGTTGCGGCTGTTGGTATTAATATTCCTCGTATCTTTAACCTTGTTCTTATTGAGCCTGGTAAATCTTTTGTTCGCGTAATTCAAAGTATAGGCAGAGGCATTAGAAAGGCAGAAGATAAAGATTTTGTCCAAATATGGGACATAACATCGACTTGTAAGTATGCTAAACGGCATCTTACTGAAAGGAAAAAATATTATAGGGAGGCAAAATATCCCTTTACAGTTACAAAGGTTAATACATGACAAGAATACTAACGTTAGACAACAAGGCGTTCGATCTAAATGAACTGCCGGAGGAAGTATCTGAAGATGCTAGATTCAGTGTGTTGGATAATTCGGATCCAAAAAACCCTGACTTCTTCTTTCAGCCACTTATTTTTTTAGAATCATTTAATAGTCCTGCAATATTAATGAAAATAGGAGACCACGAAGTAAAGATGCCTTTGGATTGGTCTATACTCGTTGGTGACAGCGATGTAGCATCTGATCCTGAAGTATTGCCACTTACTTCAATTAACGAACGAGGCTTTGAAGCATTTGTGATAAATCCAATTAAAGGATATAGAACAGATTTTCAACCAATAGAAATATTAAACATATATCAGGATGTAAGATGGTATTTTCCAAAAATGAAAAATGGACAATTATTATCAATTCCTCTGCACGAAGAAGATTGTCCCCCATGTGCTTTCTTTGTTAAAGATATAAGCAGACAATCAGAAGTGGTTGAAATTGGTAATCTACTCTGATAATTAATACTATTACAAGCCGAAAGGCAAGGAAGGAAAATGACAATGAAAGCAGGCAAAATTTGGGGTCAAACGGAATTGATCCACGCCAATGGTGTTTTGGAATTCCACCGTATTGAATTCAAAAAAGGTTACAAGTGTTCCGAACACGAACACAAATTTAAATGGAATGGATTCTTTGTCGAGTCAGGCAAAATGATTGTTCGTGTTTGGCAAGAGGATCAAGAAGGCTTAGTCGATGAAACTATTCTAGGACCTGGAGAATTTACACAGGTTAAGCCTGGCAAAATTCATCAGTTTGAAGGCGTTGAAGATGGAGTTGCGTTTGAATTGTATTGGGCAGAATTTAATCACGATGACATTGTAAGACGCACAGTTGGCACGAAGGTGAAATAATGGCAACAAGGATTACTGACCCATACCATTGCACGTTTATACATATTCCTAAAACAGGTGGTAACAGTATTACTAATTGGATGCAGACAAACTTTGTAAATCATCAAGTTACAAAGCGTCAGCAACATGCAACAATTGACGAAGCAAAATCTTATTGGAATATAGATGATCTTGGATGGAAATTTTGTGTTGTAAGAAATCCGTGGGACTATGTTGTAAGTTGGTATACTTTTAAGATTGACGTTGCAAAGGTTAGAATAGAAATTGCAAATAGTGATCCTAAATATAAAAATTCACGTAAAGAAAAACACAATGTTGAAATTCAACAGCAACACATTGATAGACTAGAAAAACTTGGCTTCGATGGATGGTTGAAACAAACTGGACGTAGTCAACAAATAGGATGGGCAAAAGGTTGTGATCATATTATTAAATTAGAAAATATGAAAAACGGCTTTGCTGAAGTTCAAAAAAGATTAAATTGTTTTGAACCATTAGGACATTTAAATAAAACAAGAGATAGAAAAGATTATAAATCGTATTATACATCACAGGAATTAATTGATATTGTAGCAAAAAAATATGCAGATGATATTAAAGAATTCAATTACGATTTTTAGGAGATTATATGAAAGTTGGTATTATAGGTTATGGTTGGATAGGAAAGGCAACACAAAAATTATTTCCCGATGCACAAGTATATGATAAGTTTATAGAAGGTTATACAAAGCCGTTAGAAAACTGTGATATTGCATTTTTAGCAGTGCCAACGCCATGGGATCAGGTAGGCGGCCTAGACTGCACTGCTGTAGAAGATGCAATTGCAAGTTGCGGCTGTGACTTTATTGTTATCAGATCAGCAACTCAACCTGGGTTTGCAGATGAGATGGCTAAAAAGTATAATAAAAGAATTGTTGTGCAACCAGAATACCTAGGCGAAACGCCAAATCATCCTTTCTTACAAATGGATGCTAGACAATTTATGATAATTGGTGGTGATCCTGAAGATAGAAGAACAGTAATTGAATGTTATCAAAAAGCATATAACGCTAACATTACAATAAGACAAGTAACTAGATATGAAGCAGAAATAATTAAATTTTCCGAAAATCGTGCAATTTTTTACAAGGTAATGCAATGCCAAGAATTGTATGATGCGTGTCAGGCTGCTGGCGTAGATTATTACACTATCAGAGATGCGGTGTATGGAGATGATCCTAGACAGAATTTATGGTTTAGTTTTGTATTTCCAGAAAGCAGAGGAGCAAACAGCAAATGCATACCTAAAGATATTTACGGTTGGTGTGCATGGGCAGAAAGCGTAGGAGTAGATCCTATGGCTACAAAAAACTTATTAGAATACAATAAGACTTTAATAGAAGGAAAACACAATGCCTAAATATACTGAAGTATTAGACCCAAACAAACCGCACTTGGGTGGAAACTATGCGGAAAATAATCACAATACATTTTGTCCTGAAAGTTGGGATTATATTATTAAGAAATATAATATCAAATCAGTAATGGATGTAGGAAGTGGATATGGACATGCTGCAAAATGGTTTGCAGATCAAGGACTGGAATCTATAGCAATTGACGGATTAGATATAAACTGTCAAAATGCAGTTCACCCAACACTAGAAGTAGACTTAACACTAAAAAGTCATACAGCAGATGTTGATATGGTAAACTGTATCGAAGTTGTAGAACACGTAGATGAAAAATATCTTGGCAATCTTTTAGACACATTATGTTGCGGCAAATATATTTTTATGACTCATGGATTGCCTAAACAGCGTGGACATCATCACGTAAATAATCAATTACCAGAATATTGGATTAATCATTTTGCGGCTAGAGGCTTTGAACAAGTTCCTGAAGACAGTCAAAAAATTAGAGATCTATCTGGAACAGGAAAACATATTAGAGAATCAGGTATGTTCTTTGTAAAAAAATAATATAGGACAAAGAATGCATGTGCGGTTTTGCTGTATCAAACATAACACAACTTAACAATACAAATCAATTTTGTAAAAAGAGAGGTCCTGACCTAACTAATAGCAAGGTTATCAACGGCGTTGAGTTCTTACACAATTTACTTCATATCACAGGAGATATGACACCCCAACCGTTTGTCAAAGACGATGTTGTTTGTGTATTTAATGGCGAAATTTACAACTACAAGGATTTTGGTGATTACAAATCCGATGGTGAATGTATTCTTGATCTGTATGACAAAGAAGGTGATGAGTTTGTAAACAAACTAGATGGAGAATTTGCAATCTGTATCGTTGACTTTGAAGACAATGTTGTTTTAATTGCTAACGATACTTTTGCGTGTAAACCTTTATGGTATGAATTTACAAATGGAAAATTTGGTATTGCATCTTATAAAAGCCAACTGACAGGCCTAGGATTCCAAAATCCACAAAAACTTCAATCAAACAATACATTGGTATTTGACTTAAAAAGTTTAAGAAATATTAAAGGCTATCATAATTATACTTTCGATACATTCCAACACAAAACAAACTTTGACGATTGGATGCAGGCATTTTCAAATAGTATTGCAAAGAGAACTGCAAATACTGATAAAGGAATGTTTATTGGAATGAGTAGTGGTTATGACAGCGGTGCTATTGCATGCGAACTTACAAAACAAAACAAAGAATTTAAAGCATATTCTATAATCAATAACGAAAATGAAAGAGTATTAAATGAAAGATTTAATATAGTAAAAAATCCTGAAGCCTTTACTCTAAGTCCTGAAGAGTTTAAGAAATGGAAAAACGAACTAAATTCTAATTGTGAAAATTTTGAATATAATGATGGATTTAGGAATTACAATATTAAAAAAGATCAAGCATCTATGGGTCTAAGTGCAATATGCACAAGAGCAAATAAAGAGAATAGAAGAATTTATTTTAGCGGACAGGGTGCTGATGAAATTATAAGTGACTATGGGTTTGGTGGCAAGAAAATATATAAGCACAGTGAATTTGGTGGACTCTTTCCGGCACAAATGAACGGATTCTTTCCATGGCATAGTTTTTATGATGGAACTCAAATACAATACCTAAACAAAGAGGAATATGTAGCGGGACATTTTGGAATTGAAACTAGATATCCTTTTTTAGATAAACAATTGGTTCAAGAATTTTTATGGCTAAGTGTAGACCTTAAAAATAGCAAATATAAAAGTGCGTTAGATGAATATCTTGCTGTTAATAATTTTCCTTATGAACCGAAGGAAAAAAGAGGATTTCATGTTACTGCGAAAGGAAAAAATTAATGTTATTCCCTACAATATTTGTAAACAATTTTCTAGATAATGTAGAAGAAATTGCTGACTACGCAAAAACACTGGACTATGCTAACGATGGTGATTCACCTGGCAAGAGATCTACTCCATTGCATATTGCAAACTATGAATTATATAATACATTAAATTTAAAAATTTTATCTATATTATTTCCTTCTAATTATAAACAGATTAACTATGAAGGCACGGGAGTTTTTCAATGGGTGCCGTCAGGACTCAAAGCAGACGGTTGGGTTCATAGCGATACTATGGCACAATTGACTGCGATCATTTACTTGACAAAAGATGTAAACGCTGGCACAGAAGTATGGGTGCCAAATACAACAAAAGTTGATAAAACAGATCTTGCAACAAATGAAAAATACAAGTATTTCAAATCAAGCATGGATTTAAATGCAAACATACAAAGCAACGAAGGAGATTATATTAATCATAGAGACGAATTTAATTCTAGATTTAAAAAGGTGGCATCATTTACTGGAGAATATAATTCACTGGTTGCATTTGATAGTTTTCAATATCATGCTGCACAGGTAAACATGTCTGGAAAAGATAGGTATACTTATATAATGTTTTTTGATAAAATTTATAGCAGCACTGATCAATTGTTATATCCTATACCAACATCGAGAAGAATATGAAAAATAAAATAATAACAGTAGTTGCAGGTGATAAAGTTTTTGCTCCATATGTAGAAAAAGCAGCAGAAAGTTGTCGTAAAGTTGGATATGAACCTGTAATTTATGATCTCGGTGGGCTAGGATTTGGTAAACCGTTCAAAGGTAGAGTAAGTCCACAAGTTGGTGCTAAGATTCCATCTAAGCCTGGCATGATAATGGATGCACTTATGGATATTGAGTTTGGGGATTATGTTGCATGGATAGACGCCGATGCTATCGTGCTAGATAGGTTTGATGAAATAATGCAAGACTACGACATAGGTGTAACTGTAAGGCAACCTAAACAAAAAGAAAATAGTTTGCCTATAAATGCTGGAATTGTATTCGTAAGAAAAACAAACCAGGCAATAAAATTTGTAGAAGAATGGATTGCCCTGTGTGAAACAGGAGTAAGCGATCAACAGGAGTTAAACAAGTTATGTCAAGTTACAACTAAAGACACAAACACCACTGTAACTAGAAATAATACAAATATAAAAGTTTTCGAATGTAGAATTTATAATAATTTTTATTTTGCAAAAAAAACAGTGCCGCATGCAAAAATCAAGCACTATAAAAGTAAACTGAGACATCTATGGCCAAACTAAAAATTTTAATTACAGGATCAAACGGGTATATTGGGCAGCATCTTTGTAAGATTCTTCATAAACACTTTGATATAGACGGTTTAGATTTGCATGGCTTTCCTAAACACACATTTTTGCAAAATTACATTAGCAAAAACATTACTTCTGATCTTTCTTCGATAAAGACCGAGTATCATGCAATAATTCATCTTGCTGCTTTGGTTAGAGTAGGCGAATCTGTTGATAGACCATACGATTATTACAATACTAATATAAATGGGACTACTAATATTTTAAAAAACTTAAAATTTAAGCAATTTATTTTTGGTTCTACTGGTGCTGCATCTGCTCCTGCAAGTCCTTATGCATTTAGTAAAATAGTAGCAGAAGATATTGTCAAAGAACACTGTAATAATAACAATATACCGTTTACTACCTTTAGATTCTATAATGTAACAGGCACAGATGGATTTAAAGCAACTAATCCAGACGGATTGTTTTATAAGTTGAACGAAGCAATAGAAACAGGTGTATTCAATATATACGGCGATGATTATGACACAAAGGATGGCACAGCAGTAAGAGATTACGTGCATGTCAATGAAATTTGTTTAGCATTAGAAGCAGCAATAGACAACAATACAAATTCAATTGAAAATTTAGGACATGGCAAAGGTTATAGTGTAAAAGAAATTGCAGAAACATTTAAATATGTCAACAATCTTAATTTTAAAATAAATTACGCACCAAAACGTCCAGGTGACCCGGCAAAAACAATTTTGGATAATGTTTCAAAGTTTATGTTGGAAAAATACACCTTAGAAGAATACTTAAAAATTAGTTGACACAAAACAAAAGTCATGCTAACTTAGTATATAACAGAGGAGGCTTAAATGCTGCATAAAATTAGCGAAATGTGCGACAAGGTAAGTGTAATGTATGACAAATCAATGAACCTACGTAGGCTTAAATATGATTTGCCAAAAGAACAGCAAGATCAAAACACAATACAATTTTTGATTGACGATATTCAGCAACTGGCGAGGGAAATTGCAAACGATCGCGGTCAATATCAAAAACATGATGACTAAAATTTATGAATCTCCAGATGGTGGTGATACAATTTTTGAAAGAGATACTATTACTGGTAAACGTGTGGTAATTGAAAAGAAAAAGTATCCAGATTGGTATTTAGATGACCATGATTTTTCAGAAATTCAGCATATGGCTAATCACGGTAACAGATCAATACAAAAATTATTGAAAAAATTAAAGTTTTTATATACACTTTCTAAAGATCCCGAACAGTAGAGAAAAATTTGACACAATCTGCAGAATATAAAAAATTATTGCAAGAAATGCATGAAGCAAATCCAAAATGGGGTAAAGAATTTAAAAAAGACCCTATTCCTGCTATGTTACAAAATGCTATTGCCAAATACAAGCCAAAATCTATTTTAGATTTCGGAACAGGCAAGGGTTTTTTAACAAAAAAACTTAAATTGCAATATCCTGATATAGATGTGATAGGTTGGGATCCAATTTTTGACGAACCTTTACCAGAAAAAGTAGATATGGTAGTTTCTACTGATGTTTTAGAACATGTTGAACCGCAAGAATTAGAAAATACTTTATTAGATCTTAAAAATAGAACAAAAATTTGTCAATATCACATTATTGCGTGTTTTCCTGCGGTATCAATTTTGCCAGATGGCAGAAATGCACATTTAATAATTGAAAACCCTCAATGGTGGAAAGAAAAATTAAAAATATTGGAAATGAGAACAGTGATTGATAAAGTTATTAGATATACAAAACCTAAAAAGAACAAAAAATCATTGAAAATTGTGAAATATGAGTGTATACTAGAACTATGAGTGAACAGAAACTAAAACTAAACGAAATCCTGGCTGCGGTTGATATGAATGCCAAAGAAGTTTGGGATGACTTATCTGAAGAACAACGTAAAAGTATTGTTTTCTTTACTCTTAATCGCTATATAAGCAGCATACAAGGGTCGAGAGAAGAAAAAGAGCACTTTGTATTGCTTGCAAATGAAAGGTTTAATAAGAACTTGTTTTTGTTTTTAAATAAACACCCAAAATTACTATGGCAATTAGCATGTAGTTGCGGACACGAGTCAAAAAAAGTATTTTTCCATCAATGGCTTAAATTAACAAAAAGCAAAGATAAAAAAGTAGACTTTTTAGGTGATTTGTTTCCGAATATGAAACAAGCAGATCTCGAAACCATGGCAAAGGTAACAACAACAAAAGAAATAAAAGAATACTGCGAAAGTTTAGGGTGGGATAAAAAGCAAATAGGAGCAATAAAACTATGAATACAGCATGGAATGTAATGCCATTGTTTGCTATGCCAATCTATCAGGCTACACTAGGTGTTAATGAACAAGATAGACAAAACGTTTTTAATGAATCTTTTGATAGGATTGCTGTTAATAATGGTTTCATTACAGAAGATAAAATGATTCTAGATAATCAAAAGTATAACGACTTGCATGATAAGATTTTAACAAATATTAACTTTTTTCTTAAAGACAGACTAGGCATAAAAGACAGTGTAGACTTTTACATTACAAATAGTTGGGTTATGAAACACCATCGAGGTGATTATGCTAACAAACATTTTCACGAAAATAGTTTACTATCAGGAATCTACTATTTGCAATGTGATCAATTAAGTGGAGACTTAGGTTTTGAAAAACCAGGACACTATCAAAATATGTTTCCTAGTGTGTTTGGTTTTAAGTATAGTTGGTTTAACGAATTTAATAGTAAGCAATGGTGGTTTACTCCTAAAGAAGGTGAATTATTTTTATTTCCATCTCATTTAGATCACGAAGTAAAGCCGTCTGAATCTGATAGAGAAAGATTATGCATTGCCTTTAATGTATTTTTTAGAGGCGATCTACATCTTGACGCAAAAGAAGATATAGGAACACTAAAAATAAGATGACAACACAAGATTACAAATGTGGATACTGCGGAAAAAGTTTTGCACGTGAAAAAACATTGACTGTTCATGTTTGTGAACCTAAAAGGCGTTATCTTAGCAAGGGAGAAAAACACGTTCAACTCGCATTAATGACATATCAAAGATTTTATGAAATATCGCAAAATACATCTAAGAAAAAAACATTTGATGATTTCGTATCGAGTGCATACTACAATGCTTTTGTAAAATTCGGTAGTTTTATGGCAAATAACTATCCTATATATCCTGAAAAATTTATCGACTTTGTAATTAAAAGCGGAATAAAATTAGATCATTGGTGCAGAGATGAATTATACGATACATATGTAAAAGAACTTCTAAAAATTGAACCTGCAGACGGTGCAATACAAAGAACAATAAAGACCATGATGGATTGGGCAGATGATAAACAAGCAGATTGGAATCATTATTTTAAGTATGTCAATTTAAATAGAGCAACGCATGATTTAAAAGATGGAAAAATAAGTCCTTGGTTAATTTTAAATAGCAAGACTGGAAAAGATATGTTGCAAAAATTCAATGATGAACAACTTGAAATAGTAGGAGAATATATTGATCCGATATTTTGGAGAGGCAAATTCAAAAAATTACCTGCTGATGTTGAATTAGTAAAAGAAGTAATTGCAGAAGGCAAGATAGATTAATGAAAACAAGAACACTAAAAGATGGTAAAGTGGTTAAGGAACTTGACAAGCCTGTCAATTTAACAATACTTACAAAATGTCCTGAAAAATGGAAAATCGTTGACTTAGAAACAGGTCAATGTTATACTGCAAGTGGTAATTATGAAATTTATAAACAATGGAAATTAGAAACAAATGCCTGATATAGACATAGATTTTGTTGATAGAGAAGAAGCACTGAAACTGTTCAAACATGTGAGAGCACGTCGTGAAGAAGATGGCAAAATCTTAAAACACAACACTGGTGTTTATATGAGTGAGGTTCCATTTGATCCTGAAAACAATTTATGTGCTGTAAATTATGATGAAGCAGAAGAACAAGGTTTGTTTAAACTTGATTTCTTAAATGTGTCTTTATACAAAGGCATAATGAATGAAAAACATCTTACACAACTTATGGAAAGGGAACCATTATGGGAACTACTAGAACAGGACGATTTCACAGACTTGCTCTTTCACGTCAACGGACATGGACAAATCCTGCGAAAGTTGAAACCAACGAGTGTGGAACAATTGGCAGCAGTTCTAGCAATAATACGTCCAGCAAAAAGACACCTAATAGACAAGACATGGACAGAGATAATGAACGAAGTATGGAGGAAACCAACGACTGATGAATACTTTTTTAAGAAGTCTCACGCAACTGCATATGCAGTAGCAGTGGTTGTTCAAATGAATTTAATTTGCGAACAGGTAGGACAACAACACCCATGACAACACATCTCTTATTTCCTACATTAGTGTTTGAAGACGATCTTACACATCTTGAAAAATACAATCAGCATCTGGTTGATAAAGCATATAATTTAAAAAATAAATTTCCTAACGTTGATAACGAATGGCGATGCGATACATATAATACTCTAAATCATTATGAGCCTGGACATGATAATGATACTGTAGTGAATGAACTTATAAAAGAATGCGGTAACAGAGTATTAGGTTTCAGTAGCGAATGGGGTATCAAACCTAATAAAATACGTTGTGTAGATTTCTGGTTAAACATTGCTCATCCTGGCGATTATCAAGAATATCATAACCATCCTAATAGTCATTTTAGTTTGGCATACTATATTCAATCAAATCCAGATTCTGGTAACATAACATTTAAAAGTTTAGATTCTATTGCCGACATGCACCCTCTACCTTTACATAAAGCAGAAACAGCAGCCTCATTTGGAACGTATTCTTTTGTTCCTAAGAATAATAAACTTTTAATTTTTAGATCAACACTACTACACATGGTAGAAAAAAATAAAAGCAATGAAGACAGAATATCAATAACTATGAATTTTAATATAGACAATGAACTTTGAATTTGAAGATTATAGAAATCATAAAAAACCTAAACTAGGTCCATGGCCTTTGTGGGTAGTTCCTGAATTCTATGTATGGGCTTACATCTTTAGAATAATTTTCTTGGTGTTTGCACTGCCTTATCTATTTGGTTTTATGCTTACTCCATTAGGATATCTTGTAAATTTTTTACTTGTAGATTACGTAGTTTATGTTGGTATTAAGAAGGTTTACGGACTAGAGTAATTGATTTACGCTTAATACGTTTTACAATAATATTGTTAAGGCTTGTAATAGGCCCTAGGTTAATTTTAACATCCTTTGTAGTAAAGTTTCTAATGACATAATCGAATGATTTTATCTCATTTTTCAAGAAAATATTAATAGGTATTTGCCTATTTGATTCCCACCACCATGCTTCACCTAATTCCAAAAACCTTTTCTTTTCTTGCTCAGTATCTATGGCTTCATAGTCATAAAAACTTGTAACATTAGCATCTTGGTTGATGATAACACCTACGTATTCTTTATCCGCGTGGACAAGAACACTTATAAACGGGAAGTTTTTTTGTAAATTTTCTGTTATTCTCATCGATAAATATAATAAAGGTTAATGTTAAAATTATGCAAATTAACTCATTATATTTATATCCAAATTTGCTGGATCTCTACATTAGTGATTCGGCATGGAAAACAGAGAGGTTCAGAATGGTCTACAACCGCAATCTAAAAATCTACAGGGGCGTAGATAATAGAATAGATTTACAGATACGCAACAGCGATCAAAAGAAATACAATGCTACAGGTGCTACTTTTGTAATGAGCATTGTGAGCAAAGAGAACAACGATCAAGTTCTTAAAAAGGACTGCGAAATAGACGATCTTAGTGTTGGTCGTGTATTTGTAACACTTAACGAAAGCGAACTTTATGATCTAGAACCAGGATTATACAACTATAGTTTTATCAAAGAAACAAGACAAAATATAGATTCTACATCTTATAAAGTTACTAACAAATCTCCTGCATATTTTGACAGTCAATATGGAGCAATTGGAACATTAGAAATCTTAGGTGATGTTGAAGGATTACCTTATGATACAATCAAAATTGATACATTCAAAAAAATAATTAATTTTGATGCTGATCTAGGAACTACTCCGCCAACTACACCACAGTTACAATTGCCAAGACCTAACTTTGCACAAAATCTAAATACAAGTGGCTATGAAGAATACTTTATCAGTTCACATGTAAATGCCCAACCAAATTTATCTACACCAAGTAGTTTACATACTTTCCAATTTTACTTTAACAATTATCTAGGAGAAGTAGTATTACAAGGTAGTTTGGGTAAAGGTGGTGATCCAATTGAAGGATCTTGGACAGATGTTGATACTTTCAACATTACAACATCAGATTCCAAAATGATGCACAATGTTACAGGCAAATATAATTATTTCCGAATTAAGCATACACCGGATACATCAAATACAGGAATAGTTGACAAAGTATTATATAGATAGTATAATACGAGTATGACTTTGGTTCTCGATACATTCCGATCCTTGATTCCGCCGCGGGCAAAAAGTAATCCTAGTGGCTGGACATCTTTTAATGCTCCGTGTTGTCATCATAGAGGACATAGTCACGATAAAAGAAAAAGAGGTGGTTTGCGTTTTGACACAGGCGTAGTATTCAACTGTTTCAATTGCAAATTTACAGCAAGTTGGCAACCTGGTAGACCATTATCTGAAAAATTTAAATCATTGTGTCGTTGGATGGGAGCATCTGAAGATACAATTAACAAAATGATATTTGAGGCGCTGAAGACTGAATCTCCGGATTACAAACCAAGAGAATCACAAGTCAGAATAAGTTTCGCAGAAAAGAAACTTCCGGAGAACAGTCTTCCTATATCTCAATGGTTAGAAGTTGATTTTTCACATGATAAAAAATTAGAAGAAACATTTGCAAAAGTAGTTGAATACATTTATGATAGAGGATTTCATCCTGCAAGTGATAATTTTTATTGGACTCCAGATCCAAGTTATTGTGATAGAGTTATTGTTCCTTTTAGGTATAGAGGAAAAATTGTAGGTAGCACAGCACGTAAAGTTAGAAGCGGAAGACCTAAATATATAAGTGATCAACATTCACATTTTGTTTTTAATGTAGATACACAAGAAGAAAATCAAAAATATATATTTGTTGCAGAAGGTCCTTTCGATGCATTATCAATTGATGGCGTTGCTCTGCTAACTAATAATATATCAGAACAACAATATAGAATTATACAAGGATTAGGTCATGAAGTAATAGTAATACCTGATCAAGACGAGGCAGGATTAAATTTAATCAATAAGGCAATTGAATATGGCTGGAGCGTTGCATTTCCTAATTGGGATGACGATGTTAAAGATGTCGCTCAAGCAGTTAAAAAACATGGCAAACTATTTGTTACAGTAGATATTATAAAAACTGCTGTAAGCGGTAGTATAAAAATTAATGTTGCCAAGAAAAACTTTATTGCAAAGTTGGAGAAGTTAAATGAAAAAAATAAAGAAATGGTTTAAAGATTTGTATGCAAGATACAAACTTAGAAAAAAAATTAAAGAGTTAAGGGAAAAGGACCCTTTTATTTACAAGTAGATGACAGAGTTTAGCGACGGTATCTTTAACGTTATAAAAAGAATGTTAACTGCTAATAGTTTAACGTTAGCAATAGCATACACTCTAGGACACATCTTAATTGCAATGTCAGTGGTTACACTTTTGACAGGTGCAAGTCTATGGGAAGCAGGTGCTGTAGCACTTATAGAACCTACAATCAATGGTGTGTGGTTTTATGTGCTGCACAGTATTTGGAAAAAATATAAAGGTTATAAATGATAACTTGGGGTATATCTGCAAACAGTCACGACGGATCGTTAGCAGTATTTGACAACGATAAATTAGTTTTTGCAAGTCACACCGAAAGGTTTAGTGGGCTTAAGAACGATCCACATCTCAATAAACCATTACTTGAGTATGCAAGACAGTGGGGCGAACCAGACGAAGTTATTTGGTATGAAAAACCTTTCAAAAAAACAATTCGTCAGTTATCTGCAGGTCAAGGTTATAACTGGAATGAAAATAATGTAAAAAGTTATCTTAAACAATATGGCATAAATGCACCCATAGGTTACAGTAACCATCACGAAAGTCATGCCGCAGCAGGTTATTACACAAGTAAGTTTAGCGATGCAACTATACTTTGCATAGATAGTATTGGTGAATTTGAAACCTTAACAATATGGGAAGGTAAAGGTGAAAAGATTAAAAAAGTCTTTTCTCAAAGTTATCCGCACAGTGTAGGACTGTGGTATAGTGCAATGACACAAAGGGTAGGTTTAAAACCAAACGAAGACGAATATATTTTAATGGGCATGGCTGCGTATGGTGATGTTAGAAAACATTATCATCATATGAAAGAAACATTTTTTGAACTAGGCCCTCATGATCATTGGCAATTTCCTAATGTAAAATTTAAAACAAATTTGCATAGAGGATGTAGATGGTATAAAGAAGGATATACTAAGTGGACTGATAAACTGAACTTTGCAGCAGCCACACAAAGTATATACGAAGAAATATTCAGCGGACTAGTAGAATACTGCGCAAGCAATTATAAAAGTAAAAATTTAGTTGTCATGGGCGGGTGTGCATTAAATTGTAAAGCAAATAGTAGTGCATCTGCTTACTATAAGAATATTTGGATCATGCCTAATCCAGGTGATGCAGGTAGCAGTGTCGGTGCTGTATTAGCAAAGAAACAAAAACACATAAAATGGGAAACACCTTATTTAGGTTACAACATTGAAGGCGATTATCCTATTGACAATGTATTTAAAGAATTAAAAACAACAGGCATTGTAGGTGTTGCAAACGGTAAGGCAGAGTTTGGTCCTAGAGCATTAGGAAATAGATCACTGCTTGCAGATCCTAGAGGAAAAGAAACAAAAGATAAAGTTAACGCAATAAAAAAACGTCAACGGTATCGTCCTTTTGCTCCTATGATTTTAGCAGAACATGCTGAAGAATATTTTTATGGTGAAGTAGGTCCATACATGCAATATACTTCTAAATGTAGGAAGCCTGATTTATTTCCTGCAATTGTTCATGTAGATGGAACAAGCAGAGTGCAAACAGTTTCTAAATCTGACCATCCTGCACTAAGAGAATTATTGGAGCGTTGGTATGCTAAAACCGGATGTCCAATGTTGTTAAACACAAGTTTAAATATCAAGGGCAAACCAATGGTAAACAATACCAAAGATGCAAAAAAATTTGAGAAAAGATATGGAGTAAATGTTTACTAATGAGTAAGTTATTTGTGTTTGGAGATAGTTTTGCAGGATTGTCAGAAGAACAATACAATTGGTCATGGCAAATAGATCTTGCTAAAAGATTAAAATTAGATTTGTATAATATAAGTCACAACGGTGCTTCCGCTGAATGGCTTACTTTAAAAATTATAGAATTTTATGACAAAATAGAAAAAGATGATGTTGTAATCGCACTTTTACCGTTTTGGAATAGAGTATGTATTTGGCCAGAAGATCCTGACTTTACTCATGTGTATCAATATAGAGAAGATGATGAAAGATGGATGAAGAAGACAGACAGTGAAATTCAAGCATACAAAGATTATTTTTACTTTTTATATAATAAAGATCTAACAATGGCAAAGATGTATTCATACTGTGCTTGGATTGATAAACTAAGTTATCGCCTGACAAACAAGCCATTAATAATGTTTACAAGAGAATTTCAAGAGTTCAAAAACTTACCAATAGAAAACTGTATTCAAGCCAAAGGCAACTTATTTGCTAAGAGTATTTTAGAATTTGAAAATGAAAAAATATGGAATGATTTGACTAAAGATGGCGGCTTCACTGACTTCAGGTTGTCTCATTTAAGTAAGCCTAATCATAAGATCCTTGCAGATAAAATTTATAATTACTATAGTAATAATGACGTAGTAGATCTTAATAAAGGGTTTAATACAGGATTTTTGAATCAAGAAAATTTCGAGGAAAACAATGAACAAATTAGATAGCATTACAATTGTAGGTGGCGGCACAGCAGGACTTGTATCTGCTTTAATTTTGAAAACTAGATTTCCATCTAAGGAAATTAATGTAGTCGCTAGTGCTAAAATTGGTATCATTGGTGTAGGAGAAGGCAGCACAGAACATTGGTCATCATTCATGGAATATACAGGAATAGATTGGAAGGAAGTTATTCGAGAATGTGATGCAACTTTTAAATCAGGTATAATGTTTGAAGGCTGGGGCGAGAAAAATTTTTTACATAGCACTAGTGTTGAAATGAATAAACTAGCAGGACAATATCCTTTAGCATACGGATATCAAATAGGTAAAGACAGTGATCCTGATAAACTTATTCCTCCACAAACACTAGCAGGTAGAATACCTACAAACTATTTAGATTTAAACAATACAAATAGTCCATATTCACAATTCCATTTTAACACACATAAACTTAACGACTTTTTAACTGCTAAATGTAAAGCACGTGGTGTTATGTTATATGATGATGAAGTTAAGGATATAGAAATAAATGAAAACGGTAACATAACAAGATTGCATACAGAGCAAGGAATTTTTGAATCTGATTTCTGGATTGATGCTACTGGTTTCAAAAGATTACTAATAGGTAAGTTAGGTGCAAAGTGGAAGTCCTATAAAGAATATTTAAAAATGAAAAGTGCAATTGTGTTCCCAATAGAAGGAGAACATGAATATCCAATATGGACACTTGCTAAAACAATGGACTATGGTTGGTTGTTTAGAATACCTGTTTACGGTAGATATGGAAATGGCTATATCTATGATAGCGACTACATAAACGAAGATCAAGCAAAACAAGAAGTTGACAAACTATTTGGTCGTGATATTCCTATTGCTAAAAAAATAGATTTCGATCCAGGTGCATTGGATAATGTTTGGTTGAATAATTGTTGTGCAGTTGGCCTGTGTGCTAACTTTGTTGAACCACTAGAAGCCACAAGCATTGGCACTAGCATTCAACAGATGTTTTTATTGATGCATAGGCTACCTAACTACAATAAATTTACAATTAAAAAATATAACGAAGATGTAACAAGTATAATGAATAATATTAGAGATTTTATTATTCTACATTACATAACAAACAATACAAAAAGTCAATTCTGGAAAGATCTACAAGGTATGAGTATACCAGATAGTTTAGGAGAAAACCTAATAAGGTGGAGAAATAATCTTCCTATAGAAGAAGATTTTAAAAATGACAGTAAGTATTCTTTATTCAAAGAATTTAATTATATTCATGTATTAAACGGTTTAGGGTTATTTGATACAGATCAAATTGCGAAAGAATTTGAACAACAAAATAGTTGGACAAAAGATACTGCACTAGAAAGCATTCAAAGTCTTGTAATGCCAAACCGTTATATGTCGCACAAAGAATTTTTAGATGCTATTAGAAACACATCTAAAGAACAAAAAGAAACTAAAACTGTAACAGGTCAACCACACTGGACTTACCAAAAAAAGCAAGGTATATAAATGAATAAAAGACTACAATTATTAGTTTTCCTTTTAATCCAAATTCAATTTGTTGCAATCTGTGTGTTAATTTATTTCCATTTTGAAATGAAAGATACAATAGATGCACTAGTTGAAGAAAATTCTGCTTTACAAATGACATTCGATATGTTAAAATACTACTAAAATAACGGAATAGGAAAAAATATATAAATGGCTTTAATTAAAAATTATGATTATGATGTGCAGAAAGTTTATCTTGAAATAATGCTTTCTGATGCTGAGACATTTGTAAGATGTCAAGGTATTTTTGATCATACATTGTTTGATAGAAAACTACAAGAAGCCGCAGAATTTATAAACACATATGCAAAAGAATACAGTGTATTGCCGGAGTATGATATTGTAAATGCAAATTGTAGAACAGACTTAAAACATCCTGGTGAATTAAAAGAAGGACATCTAGACTGGTTACTCGATGAATTTGAAAGTTTTACAAGACACAAAGCATTAGAAAAAGCAATTATACAAAGTGCAGATTTACTAGAAAAGAAAGATTATGGACAGGTTGAATCAATTGTAAAAGAAGCAGTGCAAATTGGTTTGGCAAAAGATATGGGCACAGATTATTTTGCAGATCCACGTGCAAGATTAATGGGCCTAAAAGATAACAATGGTCAGATCAGCACAGGCTGGGCAACACTAGATAAAAAATTATTTGGTGGTATGAATAGAGGCGAACTTAATATTTTTGCAGGAGGTTCTGGTGCAGGTAAATCTTTGTTCCTTGCTAACTTAGGTGTTAACTGGGCATTAGAAGGATTAAATGTAGTTTACTTAACACTTGAACTTTCAGAAGCACTTGTAAGTATGCGTGTTGATAGTATGACTACAGGCGTTACAACTAGAGACATTTTTAAAAATATTGATGATGTTGAAATGAAAGTAAAAATGATTGGTAAAAAATCTGGAGCATTCCAGATCAAATATATGCCAAGCGGAAAGACTGCTAACGATATTAGAGCGTATCTAAAAGAATATGAAATTAAAATGGGGCGCAAAGTAGATGTCTTACTTGTAGACTATTTAGATTTGCTTATGCCAACTAGTAGAAGAATTGCCCCAAGTGATTTGTTTATCAAAGACAAATATGTATCTGAAGAATTGCGTAATCTAGCAATGGAACTACAGTGTGTATTTGTAACGGCGGCACAGTTAAACAGAGGAGCAGTTGAAGAAGTAGAATTTGATCATAGTCATATATCAGGCGGATTAAGTAAAATACAAACAGCAGATAATGTATTCGGTATTTTCACAAGTCGTGCTATGCGTGAACGTGGACGTTATCAAATACAGTTAATGAAAACTAGAAGTTCTAGTGGTGTAGGACAAAAAGTTGATTTAGAGTTTAATGTAGAAACACTTAGAATTACAGATTTACCAGAAGACGAACAAGAATCTTACAACGGACAAAATCGCGGTAGTAGCAGTATTATAGATTCAATCAAACGTAAGACAGAAGTAAGTAACGAAGAACAAAGAACGGAACCAACAGACGGGGCTCCAGTATCTAAAATAAAAGGTAAGGTAGAATCAACTAAGTTAAGACAGATACTGAATAATATGGGATCCGAAGATGAAGAATATTAAAGTTACCTTGTATGAATGGAAATATAAAAATACAATTAAAAACAGTGTTCCAGAAGATTTTTTTGATATTGATTGGCCTAAGGTTCAAAAAGAAATTGGTGAAGATCATATCAAATGGATATGGGAGCAACCTAAAGAAGATTGTCAACTAATGTTAGAACTAGGTAATCAAGGCAACAGAAAATTAATTGTTGAATTTTACAACAATAAGACTGCACAGACATACGGACTGATGTGGGCTAGATAGGAGACAAAATGAAAACGCCATTATTTCAAACTGATTTTTATCAATATCCAATTCAAGATTGGCAAAACAAAAAACAAAAACTTTTAGATCATATTAACTTTGACGATATGACTAGAAACCCTAATCAAATGTTTGAAAGTGATAAACACACAAACAATCTTGGGTATCTAAAATTATTTGGTGAAACGTTTAATAATGAACTTAACATGTTTAAAGCAGAAGCAAGATTACAAACTTTTGCTTTAACAAGTGTATGGACTGTTAACTATAAAAAAGGTGACATGCACGGTCCGCATAATCATGCAGGATCTGGGTTTAGCGGAATTTTATATCTAAACTATGATGAAGAAGAACATACACCAACACACTTTGTTTATCCACTTAATGACCCTGTCTCAGATCAAACAATGATCAGTAAGCCTACTGCTTTCGAAGGATTAATGCTTATTGTTCCTAGCAATGTATTGCACTACACGAAACCTAACTACAGCGATAAAAATAGAACTATTATAGGATTTGATATAAAATTCAAGTTTTAAGTATGCAGATAAATACTGTATGCGCATTAATGAACTATTATTCGAACAAGCAGAATACGTTACAGTTAACAAACGACTGAACCCTAAACTGTGGAAGAACGATACACTCAAGCCTGAGATTAAAAAACAATTAATCAAGATTGCAGAAAAGTTCCAAGAGTTTGTTGGAATAGATCTAGATGTAATAGATTATACTCTGACAGGATCAAATGCAAACTACACATGGACTGCATATTCAGATCTAGAACTACATATTATAGGGAAATGCATGCCTGATGAAACAGAGCGTGAACTTTACAATGCTAAAAAGAGTTTATGGGCAGAAGAACATAACATTACAATTAAAGCACTGCCGGTAGAATGTTATGTGCAAGGTGAAGCAGAACCACATCACTCAACAGGTGTATACAGCATACTTGCAGATCAATGGTTAGAAAAACCAAAAAAAGTAAAACCAAAAGTTGACGATGCGGCTGTTAAATTAAAGAAAGACAGTTTACACCATGATATTGAAACAGCACTTCTAAGCAAAGACACAACGAAATTAAGAGCAGTGAAAACAAAGATTACAAAGATGCGCAAAGCAGGCCTAGAAAAAGCAGGTGAATGGTCAACAGAAAATTTAGTTTTCAAAATTCTAAGAAATCTAGGTATGATAGATAAACTTAATCAAGAGATAAGAGATCTTGAAGATGAAGAACTCAGCCTAGAGCAGGCAGAAATTCTCTACTAATAAATACAATACAGAGGAGATTGCCTATAAATGTTGCAAAAAATTAGCACCATAGATGATTGGATCAAAGAGATCATCAAAGACGATCCGGTAAGAAAAGAAATTCCAATTGAAGAAAGAATAAATCAACATTCTGAAATTTACGCATTATGGTCAGATAAAAGTCTAGGAGCAGTTACCTGTGTAAATTACTGCCAAGGTATACCTGCTAATGTAACTGAAATGCAAATGACTAGATCAGACTTTGCAGACACAGTGGTATTTTATACCATTTGGAGTTATGAAAAAGGCTGTGGTAGAGATCTAATAATCAAAGCCACGGAAGCAATCAAAAACTATATACCAACTATAAAAAACGTAGTCACTCTAAGTCCAAAAACTGAAATGGCTAGAAAGTTTCACATACGTAATGGTGCATGGAAATATAGAGAAAATCAACAGTCTATAAACTACGCTTACCAATTAGAAAAATAATGAACCACACAAATATAGCAACTGTTCTGCTTATGCTTGCCATGATCATGATTCTGTTGAGCCTAAGTGCATGTAACCCTAGCACTATAAAAGACTGTGAATTCAATCCGGGTGTAGATATAACCCAAAAAGAAAAAATATCTGAAGCGGAGAGAAAGAGCGGAAAGAAACCTTCCAAACTTGAATCCGATCTGCCTGTAAAAGTATCGCCAAAAGGCGAAGTTACCTGTAGTTTTTAGTTGACTTTCAACACACTATCCTATATATTATAAGTATCTGCTTGTAGCTCAGATGGATAGAGCGTAAGTTTGCGGAACTTAAGGTCGGAGGTTCGAATCCTTCCAAGCAGGCCAAAAAAACAACAACAAGAAGAGGCAAAAATGAAAAACGTAGTAACAGGTATAATAATAACACTTTTGGTTGCATTTGCAACACTAGCGTGGATCAATAGAGCTCACGCAGAAAACACCAATCCGATTGTAGATACAGTAGATACTGTAAAAGAAAAGGCAATCAATAATCCAGTAACCCAATTTATTATAAATGAAAAGAACGAAATAGTTCAATATCAAAAAGACAGTTGGGAACAAGGCAAGCAACAACTTGCAAGAAACAAACAACAGATTAGTGGGTTTTTTGACACACTAGCAGAAGCGATAGGCCACTACGCTCCAAAATCAAATGAAAGCACTAATACAGAAAATAGATAATCTACATATCTAAACATGCAGTAAACACCGCCTTAAACGCATTTTAAGCGTCATACAGCGGTGTTTAGTGCTGCATGCACCACAAACACTATATAACAATAATATACGCATATAAAGGCGTTAATTTACATTATGCTTATAAAAAGTGTTATGCTCTATTCCATGGAATTGGATTACCACTACCGTCCAAAACAAGATCTCTAGTGTCTTTATAGGCAGCACACATAATGCCTCTGCCTGCACCTTTGGCGATGTATCTAGTTGGCACAATATCTCTTCCATCGTGCTGTCTTTGAATGTGTTGTGTGATAATTCCTTTGTGTTTCTTAACGGCCATTATCTTCCTTGTCCTCTGTTAAATTTATGACTTCTCTTTTTGTGCTTGTTCATCGAGCTACTTTTACAACTGCGCTTACGGCTGCTTTGAGAAGTTTTCTTAGGCGTAGGTATATGTGCAACATACGTCTTTGCTAGTTTAGCCATAACTCTCCCGGGTTAGGGTTGAAATTGATTATATGACTAGTTATCTATTTTGAAGTGTTTTCACAGGTTTGAGGGGCAAATACACAGCCTAGTGCATCTGCTATGCTTTGGAAGTTAGAAACTCCTTGACTTTCTAGTTCTGTGTCTTGTGCGTGCTGTTTAGGTTCAGGATCCAACACACGATCAATAACAGGTGCTTGACCACAGGCCTGCAGACCCAAAACCACAAGTAGCAGTATGAGTATAAGAGCAGCTCGTATTTCCCAATGATGATTCATGGCAACTACTTATCTCTTTTACACGGATTTAAGATAAGTAAAACCAAATGGCTGAAAAGACCTACTATCCTCGTAATCCACTGACACAGCATTTTCTACGCACTGGTGCTATACTGCCTGAAAAAGCGGCGAAGCCGTCCGCGATTTTACAGCCGCGAAGCGGTAAGCGATTTAGAACGCTGCGAAGCAGCAAGCGGTAGCGCAGCAGATTTGTCGCAGAATTTTGTCTCTGGCCGGCAAGACTTCGTCGACCGTGCTCTACAGTGTGAAAGGTGGTTTAAGCAGTTACAGTGCCAGGTGTGTATTCAACCACTGAAGCAGTCCATAGATCGCCTGTGCGGTTAGTGAGTTTGTCAGCGTATTTCTGTGCAAATTCTTCTGCTAGTTTACGCTGTAGCACATCAATTTTAGCGCCATTGAGATCACGCATCATGATGTTTTGACCAGTAACTGTGTTGTGGGCTTTTGCTATAAGATATTTTCTCGTCATGCTGTATTTATCCTCTGCATGCATAAAAAGAACTACGCGATGTCCAACTGCACACTTGACTATTATATAGCACGCTCTAACGCTGGTGCAATCTACCTTACTTGATTGTGAGTGATCCAAATCACGTAAGTTCTATAAGTATTTACTGGCTATGAGAATAAATGCCCTGAAATAGGCGTATTAGACGTTATTTTAGCACGATACAGCGGTGAGTTTGACAGCAGCAGTAGTGCTAGTGTAAGATCTCTACTGTGATCAAATAACAGTGTTTTGTGTGTGTTTTGTAGTGCATATATGCCATGCACCAGCAGTTCTACGTTAGCAGCGTGTGTGATCATGTCACAATACATGGTGTCTTTGCTGCGTGGATATTCTAGTGTTAGACTATACATCTACTAGTCCACTTGACAGGTTTTCCCTAGGATGCACGTCATGTATAACGTGACTCCATTTAAGATAGAATTGAGTATGGTTGGGTAGACTGGGGTCCAGCCAAAAGCGTGTTCTATTAAGGTGTATTTCTATTTCGCACTGTAGGCTGTTTAGATCACGGAAAAGTGCACCGCCCTGTAGATCTCGGGTTAGCACACAGTAGTGATTCATGACCTATAGCTCTGTGCTAGGGTCTTGTTTGTGGTTATTATAACAACGCGGCCTGCTTCATCGAGAACTATGTAGCGTTG